TTACACCGTGGATGTCGTCGGTTCGATCCCGGCAGGGCCCACCGGATTCGGTGCGCTGACCTCTCCCACGAGGTAGCCCACCGTCGTGTTCAGGCGTGCGGCGACCGCGACTAGCTGCTCGATGCTGAAGCGCTGTTCGGCGCGCAGCTTCTTGCCTACGCCCGTCGCCTCGATGCCGAGCAGCTCGGCAAGATCCTTGTTCTTCACGCGCTGCTCCCACATCAGAGTGTGGATACGGCGACCGACTACGACATCGACCGGCTCACTCGTCCGGATCGGGCTCACTGTGCTCATATCGGCATGCTAGCGGACATAGCGGACATATTGCCTGGGTGTTTCCTGAAATTCCCGTTACTGCCAATTTGTCTGGTACTGTCCGAAACATGCCAAAAAGTCAGCTTCCGGATTCAGAGCAGATCATCTGGATCACACCGGCAGAGGCGGCGACCGCCCTCGGTGTGACGACCAAGACCGTTGCACGGCTTGCCGATCGTGGCGAGGTTCGGGCCATTCGACCGGGCGGCACTCAGCGCCGCTACGCCGAGGCCGACATCGAGGCGATCCTCGCGGGTGCGCCCTGGGATGCAGCGTGACCGGCCGTGAGCACGCATCGGACTTTCCATGCTGTGACGGCACGGCCGCCGATCTCGCACGAGAGCTTCCTGTTCATGCGGTCGGAGATCGAGCGGCTGACGAACGAGCTTCACGCGGTCACGGTCGACCGCGACTACTGGTACATGAAGGCGAACTACACGCCCGAGGAGCGCGCGGAGATGTATCACCGCGCGAGCAAAGGGCTGGACGAGAACGGAGCATGGCTATGGCCGGACAGCGTGAGAACAACGAGGTGAACGCCCGCCCCTCCCATCGCACGGTGTCGCTCTGGAGCGACGTGACCGCGTGCCTAGAGAACATCCGCATGGCGGAGTTCTACCTCGGGTACCTGCCCGAGAAGCCCAACACCGCGGGGATTGACCACGAGGCCGTGCAGATCCAACTGCAAGACGCGCGCCGGCTGCTCGGATCGATCGCGCTCGACCTCACGGAAGGTGCCGCCGATGCATGACCACATCGACCCGATGATCGGCATTCCCCTTGCCGTCGCCCTCTATCTCGTGTGGTGGCTCGTCGAGTGGCGTGACGGGCGGCTAGTCCAGGTTCATCTCGTGCGGTGCGCTCGCTGCTTCGCCCGGATCGCCGAGGAGGTGATCCCGGTTGCCGAGCTTCACCAATCCGACGACTGAGCGTTTCGACGCGACGTTGCTCGCGGACTACATCGCGCACGAGCCCACAAAGCTCGGGCGCGATTTCGCGGGCGACCTCTACGAGTACCGCGATGGCGTCTATGTCCGCGACTCCAACGTGGTCACTCGCCGGTGTGCCAAGGCCCTCGGCGCGAGCTACACGAAGAACGTCGAGTCACAGGCGGCCGCACACCTCCTCAATATCGAGCTGCCCGAGGTCGGCCTCCCCGAACTGCCACGCGGCTATCTGGAGCACATCGTGCTGGAGAACGGCGTCTACTGGTGGCGCGAGGATCGCCTGACCCCTCACAACGAGATGCTCGGCGCGCTCACCAAACTGCCGATCACGCACGACCCGATCGCGCTCCCTCACGAGTTCCGGGCGTGGCTGCACGTCGTGTTCGGCGACGATGAGGAGATGCTCCGCCACGTGTGGGAGGTGCTCGGCTACCTCCTCATGACCGGCAACCCGCTCCAGAAGATCATCATGCTCTTCGGTGGAGGTGGTGACGGCAAGGGCACGTTCCTGCGGCTCCTCCGCGCGATGCTCGGCAAGGTCAACTACTCCTCGGTGTCGCTGCATCAGCTTGTCGAGGATCGATTCGCATCGTCCAACCTCTACGGCAAGACCGCGAACATCTCGGGCGATCTCTCGAGCAAGTTCCTGTCCGATCCTCAGATCCTCAAAGAGATCACGGGTGGCGACTCGATCAGCGCCTCGCGCAAGCACGGCCAGGCTTTCGAGTTCGTGCCCTACGCCGTGCCGATCTTCGCCGCTAACGAGTTCTTCCGCACCTCGGACAACTCGTATGGGTGGCGCCGGCGCTGGATGGTGATCGAGTTCCCGAACAAGGTCGAGAACGAAACCGAGGGCGCGCCCGTCTTCGACGAGTCGATCCTCCACGACGAGATCCCGGGCATCTTCAACGAGGCGATGGAAGGTCTACGCCGACTTATGACGCGCGGGCGGTTCGCTGCTCCCGACGCCGCTCGCGAGGCCACCACGCGCATGCACGACGAGGCCGACCCGTTCCTCACCTGGCTCGACGAGGACGAGGCGGTGAGCCGCGGCGAGAACGAATCCAGCCCGTCTGCCGATGTCTACCGCGCCTACCAGTCATGGTGCCGGCGCAACGGCTACACGGCCCTCGCCTCTGGCCCTCTCGGGCAGCGCTTGAAGCAGCTCGGCGTCACCCGCACCCGCCCTCGCGAGGGCCTGTCCCGCATCGTCCGCTATCAGGGCATCAGCGTCATGCTGACCCCGGACAGGGCGTGACCGTGGACAGGGCTCGGGTGCGCGCGGCCGCCGGCGACGGGCTGCCCGACGCTCCCCGCGCCCCTCGTCATAACGAGCTTCGCCCTGAATATCAGGGTGGTCAGCCCCGTGGTCAAGGTGCGGTCAGGGCGGTGGTCAGCCCTCGATACCAAGGGGGGAGCGGGCTGGTCAACCCGGTCAACCCTTCTCTTACTTTCTCTCGCGTAAAGAAAAGAAGAGAGAGAAGTGGGGCCACTGCCCTGACCACCCTGACCACCGTGACCGAGGAGCACCACCGTGACCGACAAGCACCGCGACCCCGAGTACATCCGCAACGCCGGCATCGTGCGTGCCCGAGTGCGGCGCGACTGGAAGCACGGCACCGAGGTTCGATGCTGGCGCACGGGTGCACCCATCGAGCCGGGGCAGAAGTTCGACGTGGGCCACATCGATCCGAACGGTGGGCACGGCATCTCGAACCTGGCACCCGAGACAGTGAGGAGCAACCGCTCCGAGGGTGGACGCCGAGGCGCAGCTCTGACCAACGCTCGACGCTCGGGTGGTGCACCACGTCAGCCGACAGTGCGGCGCGCATCATCGACCGGACTCGCACCGTGGTGAGCGCGGCGTCTTTTTTTGCACATCGCTCGCACCCCCGCCTTCGGCTCCAAGAGCACTTTTTCCCCCTGAACTGGAGAATCTCATGACCAAAGCGACGCCGACTCTCGCCGATCTGTGGGACGAGGGGAACTGGCTCGAATGGCGCTCGCGAATCGAGCACCTCGAGCCGATAGTTCCCTACACGCTCGTCACCACCGAGCAGTCGCGGGGCGAGTTCATCCAGGGGGCGCGGCTGCTCCGCCTCGACGAGCGGGTGCGCGCCGGCGACGGGGGCAAGGGCCCGTCGCCCATGCAACTCATGGTCGCCGATCTGCTCGCCGCCGGCCGATTTATGAACGTCATCGACGAGGCCCGCCGCACCACCAAGACCACCGCGGTGCAGTGCGTGATGCTCGGGCGCTGCTGGTCGCGCGAGGACTACGTGGCCGGGTGGACGATGTTCACCACCGGGCAGAAGGCCGGCGACCGGTTCCGCGAGGACATCGCGAAGCACCTGGTCAAGCTCTGGCCGGATGCCAAGACGCGGCCGATCGACATCGGGTTGTCGAAGGGGCACGAGTCCCTGACCTTCAAGCACACGGGCTCGCTGCTACAGGTGGGTGCTCCGAACGGTGACATGTTCCGATCAGGCGGGTTCGACATGGCGTTCGGAGACGAGGCCGGTGAGGCAGACGTGGAGCAGGGCGCGGACGTGGTGCGAGCGGTGATCCCGACGATGGACACCAAGCCGAACGCACAGTTCGTGCTCGCCGGCACCGGTGCGAAGTACCGCAGCAACCAACTGCTCTGGGACAACCTCCACGACGCCGACGCCTCGGTGCTCTGGCACGGTATCCCCGAGACAGTCGACCGTATCGAGCTCGCGTCTTGGGAGCCGGATCTCCCGCACCCCAAGACCGGGGCGACTGGTGGCCGGATGCGGTACTGGATCGAGCGCACTCACGCGGGCCTCGGCTTCACGACGCTGCTCGACGCACCCAAGCGATCGTTCGACCGCGTGCCTCTCGATGACTTCCTGATCGAGTACGGGGGCCAGTTCGGATTGGAGGGGGCGGCCGACGTGCTGATCCCACCGGCGCAGCTCCAGCGGGCACTCACCCACGAGCCGTTCCCCGGTGTACCTGAACGTTTCTCGGCGGTGATGAAGGTGCACCACCTCGGCACCCACGGCTCCCTCGCGGTGGCCTGGGACTACGAGCCGGTTGGCGATCTCGTGACCGCCGCGCAGAAGCTCGACGGTGCGGATGCCGCGCCGCGCAAGCGCGCGATCGCTCTGTGGCACTGGCAGCAAGGGTTGCCGGGGTTTGATACCGAGGTGCTGCTCCGCATGCGCCGGCACCCCGGTAAGACCCTGCACTACGACAAGCGCGGGTTTACCGAGGAGATCGCCGAGAAGAAACTCGCTCAGGCTGTCCCCGCTCCGCCGATGAAGCCGACGACGCCGGCCGACATTCCGGGGTCGACTGTCGGGCTACTCCGTGCGCTCGAGGAGGGAACCGTCGTCATGTTCCATCACCCCGAGCTGGAGCGCGCCGCCCGGATCGCCACGCGACAGGCGTTCGGCAACTACGGCACGTTCCGGTTCGGCGCTCCGAAGAGCGACCCCGAGGCGGATGTGACGCCGATCGAGGCCGCAGCGCTCGCGCTCCGGTTCCTCGCCGACGCGCCCGCCACCGTCAAGCCCGCCGACGTATTCCAGTTCTAGGAGCAGCCATGACCCGTCCCCGTATGATCCGGCTGGAGAAGAGCCCGACCGGTGTGCGCATCGAGTGCGCTTCATGCCCGCACTGGCATGGGTATCGGCAGACGATGCCGGCGGCCCACGAGAGTGCGGGGGAGCACGAGAGGCTCGTGCACCCCGGCGACTACCGAGCGCGCAACGCGGCGAAGATGTACGCGGCGCGACACGCCGCGCGCGCGTCGAATGTGTAAGGTCGGCTCCACGCTCTGAGGCGTGGGATTCTTTCGTGATCTGATCTTCGGCCCGGCGGCCTCGCTCGCCACGAGCGGGCTGCTGTCCTGGTACTCACCGCAGGACAGCATCCAGTCTCTGTTCGTGGCCGACGCGCTCGGTGATCTCGCCAACTCGCCGGCACCACTCACTCGCGACAACGCGCTCCGCATCCCCGCAGTGAAGCGAGCTCACGACCTGATCTGTGGCGTTCTCGCCGACATGCCGTGGTTCCAAGCTGACGAGAACGGGCGCACGGACGAGCAGCCGAAGTGGCTCACCAACACCGCCACCGGCATCCCGCCGCGCGATCTCCGCTGGGCTGTTGCCTCGGATCTCTTCATGGGCGGCTGGGCTGTCATCGGCTTCGCCCGTACCGGCACCGAGATCACCGACGCGCTGCACATCCCCGCCGGCCTGTGGTCGATCAAGGATGGGCAGCTCGAAGTCTCCACCAAGATCGACGCCCGCTATCGCTCGCTCGTCGTCCCCATCCGTCTCGGCTACGGATCGAACGGCATGCTCGTCGACGCGGGCGAGGACATGAAAGACGCGGCCACGATCCGCGCCGCGTACCGCGATCGCATCGAGAACCCCATCGCGCTGACCATGCTGACCGTCGCGGCTGAGCGGTGGGATCAGTGGTCGAAGGAAGAGCGCGAGGAGTTCCGTCAGTTCTTCATGGTGGCGCGCAGTTCCAAGGGCGGCGCGACCGGGATGAAGCCGAGCTGGGTCGAGGTCGACACCACCGGACAGCTCCCCACCGACCTGTTCGAGTCCGGCCGCAACGGCAACCGGCTCGACCTCGCGAACCACGCCGGCCTCCCCGCCTCGATGCTCGAAGGCGTCCGTCAGGGCGGATCGGGCGGTGGCACTGAGATGCGCTACACCGGCGTGCAGAACGGCGCGCAGCGCAACGAGGTGTGGGACTTCGGCATCTCGAAGTACGCATCCGCGATCTCGGCGCGGCTCTCGCTCGACGACGTGTGCGCCGAAGGGCTCTCGATTCGCATCGACACGTCCGCATTCCTGACCGTTCCCACACCTCTCGACCAGATGACAAGCGAGGACTGACCATGCACGACATCACCATTCAGGGCGGCGAGGTACTCGCCAGCCTGGACGAGCGTACCCTCACCGGTCTGCTCGTCCCGTTCAACGAGGTCGGCCAGACGAACGCCGGCCGCTTCACCGTCGAGGCCGGTTCGATCGCACTGCCGGCCGATCCCGATGTGGTGACGCTCAACGTCGACCACGACCGCTATCAGCCGGTCGGACGCGCAACCCGACTGTGGCAGACCGCTCAGGGGATCATGGCGTCGTTCAGCATCGGCCGCACCCCGCAGGGTGATGCCGTGCTCGCCGATGCCCTCAACCCTGACGGGCGCCGGCGCGCGCTCTCCGCAGAGTTCAAGACGGATATCGATGCCGCCCGAGTCGCGCGCAACGGTGTGCTCGCCGGCGCAGCGATCCTTGCCGCCGGCGCGTTCCGCTCTGCCCGTGTCCTCGCCGAACTGGCCGAGGATGCCGAGGAGGTCGAGGAGGTCGAGGGCGAGGGCGAGGTCACCGCACTCGACAAGTCCGAGTACGTCTACACCGACGAGGAGGGGCGCAAGTACAGGCGCAGCTACGAGTCGGTGACCACCACCGCCGAGGTCGAGGGCGGCACCGAGTCCACCACCGTCACCACATCCACCGAAACCGAGCTGACCGGCTCAATCGACACCGAAGAGGAGGCCATTGTGGCCGAGCAGGAAACCGTCCAGGCCGGGTACGTACCCGGCACCATGATTGCCGGCGGCGCTGCTGTCCTCGCCGGCCGACTCCCCACCCTGGAGACGATCGTCTCCGCGCTCGTCGACGTGAAGTCCCACAAGGGCCGCGCATCGCAGGAGTCGGTCGAGGTGCTCGCCGCTCTCTCCGACCTCACCCTCACCGGCGCGGGTTCGCTGCCCGGTGCAGCGCTCCAGCCCAACTGGATGGGACTGATCGCCGAGGGCGTGCCCTACGTCCAGGAGTACATCACCCTCTTCAACCCCGGCACCGAGATCTACGCCGGCGGCAAGAAGGGCTACAAGCTCCGCCGAGGCACCGCGGCCGCACCGCTGAACGCGCCGCTCGACGGCACGTGGGCCGGCAACAAGCAGCCGGTCAAGTCCTACCAGGGCTTCACCGAATCGCACTCCTCGGTGCTCGACCGGTGGGCGATCGCCGAGGACATCGGCCGCGAGTTCTTCGACCTCCCCGGCGGCATGGAGTTCGTGCTCGCGTTCCTCCAGTTCCTCCAGGAGGACTACCTCATCTGGCAGGACGATCTCGCGCTCGCCTACGCCGTCGCCGCGGCCGGCGCACCCATCGCCCCCAACTCGCCGACGCTGCCGGCGAACTACCCGACCGCGCTGAAGCGTCTGATCCAGGGCATCCTGGCCGTCAAGCGCCGCAAGGCAGACGGCCGCCGCGACACCCCGACGTTCGCCGTCGTCAACGACGTGGCGTTCGAAGAGCTGATCTACGCCGCCGGCGGCGAGCAGAACCTCCCCGCCTTCGTCAACATCGCGCTGTCGACCTCCGGCAACGGCACGGTCGACGGCAACGTCCAGGTGGTCGCCGGTGACATCGGCATCGAGGACACCCCGGCCGTACTCGCCGGCGCGTCCTACGCGATCGACTTCGACCGCCCCGCCGGCGGACTCCTCGAAGTCGAGGCGCTCGACCTCGCACGCGGTGGCGTCGACAAGGGCGTGCACGGCTACCTCCAGACGTTCGTGAAGCGTCCCGAGGCGCTGAAGCTCATCGGCGAAGCGGACGTTTGATCGTGGCCACCTGGTACACCGCCGAGCCCGAGGAGCAGCTACAGCGCATCCGCGGCGCGTGGCCTGACGCTCCCGTGCAGAACGTCGAGCTGCTCAGCATGCTGCTCGAAGTGGCGCGTGACCAGGTGACCGCATTCGCACCGGCACCGGCTCCCATCCCCCCGGAGGAGCCGGTGCCGGGGCCACCGCCTCGGTTCGTCCTCGCGCAGCTCATGCAGGTGCGCAACCTGTGGAACGCCGGCCGCACGACCGGCGAAGGCGAGGCCGGCGCGGAGGGCTTCACATTCCGTCCGTACCCGCTCGACAACACCATCAAAGCCGTCATCCGACCGATCGACTGGAAGCCTCATGTTCTCTGACCTCCCGGCGTTCCGCTCCGAGCTTCGGGATCGCCTCGTCGCGGCGCTCCCCGACGAGTGGGAGATCGTCAAAGACCTCATGGCTGCGAACGTCTCGCTCGTCCCGGCGGTCTACATCGAGTTCAACAAGTTCGACACCACGTTCAACGGTGAGGCGCTCGGACACGGCCAGGTGTCTGCAACCGCAGACCTCGTTCTCGCTGACCCTCGCACAGCGGACGTAGTAGCCGAGCAGGCGATCGAGGACGAGGTCGTGCTCCTCATCCGTGAACTCGACAAGAGCAGCGACATCGGGTGGTCGACCGCCACCAAGTTCCGTCTCGACTCTGGCCCGCTCGCCTGGCGGATCAGCACCATCGCCCTCGTCACCATCTAGGAGTCATCATGCCCAACGTCACGAACAAGGCTTACATCGGTCAGTCTGGAACCCTCATCCTCGACGGTGACACGCAGTTCGGCGTCACCGCATTCAGCCTCGTTCCCACAACTCCGCGTGAGCAGGTTGTCGACATCGCCGGCGACGTGCAGGTGATCATCGGGAAGCCGACCTGGGTCGCGAACATCACGTTCCATCAGGATCACGTCACAGACGGCTCTCTGTCGCGCAAATCTCCGGACATGGCCGGGAACGTCATCCCGTTCACATACACGCCGCAAGACGGCGGCGCGGGCCGTTCCGGCAACATCCGCTGGGAGGACGTGACGTTCGGTGGCGACACCGCACGTCACAGCGTCTCGCAGCCGTTCGGCGTCGTCGGACAGCCGGCCGTCATCGAGCCGGCCGCGCAGGGCTGATCATGGCCGGGCGCATCTCGCTCAGCGTCGATTCGCCTCTGCGAACGATGCTGATCGCGGCGCGCTCGGTCCCGGCCGAGGTGCAAAAGCGGATCGCGACGGAGACCAAGGCCGCCGCACAGCCGATCTGGTTCGCGGAGGTCCGAGAGGGCGCGCACACCCGACTCGAGCAACGAGTGCTCGCGGACTCCGCCCGCGTGGGTGCCACCCAACGCAACGTGTTCCTCCGCTCCGGTGGTGTCGGCACGCTCCGCTCGGGCACCCCCGTGAACGTCCTCGCGTCCGCCGCCGAGTTCGGCATGGGTGCAGACAAGAAGATCGCAACCCGCTCACGTACCGGCACTGACTACACCCGGCGCGCGGGCTCCGCATTCCCGTCGCCCCGCCGCCGCGGGCCCGTGTACACCGCCGCCGGTCGATCTCTCGTCCGGTTCGCGTCTCTGTGGATTCAGACCGCAGTTCGCACCATGCTCGACAAGCTCGAAGGGAAATAGCCGTGGCACGTGCACACGAGATCGCGATCGCCGCGGACGCCAAGGAGTTTGACCAGGGCATCCGAGACGGCGTGATCAAGCCGCTCGAGAAGGCGGAGGAAGCTCTCGAAGACCTCGCCGACGCCGCGGACGACGCCGGCCGCGACGGATCGCGGAGCATCGAAAAGCTGGAGGATGCGCTCAAAGACGCGCAGCGCGAGTCCCGTGATCTCGGCGAGAAGATGACGGACGCAGGCGACAAGGCCAAGCGCGGCATGAAAGACGCCGAAGAGGGTGTCAAGGGATTCAAAGACGAGGCAATGCAGTCCGCTCGCGAGACGGCTGCATCGTTCGACGGCTCGTTCGAGTCGATCGCAGATCTCGGCCAGGAAGTCGCGGCCAACGCCTTTGCCGACTTCGGCCCGCTCGGTGCTGCTGCCGGTATCGCCGTCGCGGCCGGCGCCGGTGTCATGGTCGACTCTTTCAACAAGGTCGAAGAGGCGGCGACCGAGGCGCGTGACTCCGCATTCTCGCTCGCCTACGACGTGGCCGGCGCGCTCGAATCAGCCGGCTACACAGCCCGCATCGGAGAATGGACAAGCGACACCGAGAAGTTCAAGCAGGTGTTCGATCTCGCCACCGTCTCCGGGTGGGAGCAAGTCGACGTGATCGACGCACTCGCCTCCGGTGGCCCCAAGCTCGGTTCTCTCACCGACGCTGTCCACGCGAACGGTCAGGCCTCATGGCTCACCACCGGGCGACTGTCCGAACTCGACGCGGTACTCAGATCCACGAACGAGGGCTACATCAGCGGTGCTGACGCAGCCTTGCTCGCCGAGCGCGCGAACTACCAATACGCGATGACGGTCGGAGTGGCGACCGGCGAGACAGACGAGCTCGGCAACGCGATTTACCGGCTGCCAGACGACACCGAGGTTGCCGTCAACGCACAGACCCAACAGGCAACCGAGGACATCAAGCGCCTGGATGACGACATCGCCGCCGTGCCCGACACGGTGCACACCTCTGCGACCTTCGACGCCGGCTCTGCACAGCGCGACCTCGACAACTGGGTGTTCCGCAACGACGGCCGCACCATCCGCGTCCGTGGCCGCGTCGAGATCGAATCGGGAGCATCGTTCGAATGATCACCTCCATCACCTACCCAGGCGGCACGCCGATTGTGCCCGACATCACTGTGGTGGGGTCTGTCGACGCCGAGGTGGTCAGCCGCAGCATCACCCACGAGATCCTCGACGGCCCGCCCGTCCACACCCTCCGCCCGTCGAAGCCCCAGACCGGGACGCTCCGACTCCTCTTCACCACATCCGCGAAGGCACATGCCGCGAAAGACCAGCTCACCGCCGCAGCGGTATACACCATTTCGAGCACCGCGGGCACGAACCTCCCGAGTCGCTTTGTCGTGCGTAGCGTGACCGTCACCCAAAGCCGCGCAGTCGCCAACGTCTGGACAGTCAGCGTCGACTACGAGGCGGTGGTGTGATGGGCGGCCTCGCTCAGCTCTTCGCTCGTGTGACGATCGACGGCACGCCGCCCATCGCGCTACCCGTTCTCAGCGGCTCTCTGTCGATGGACGAGGAGTGGATTCCCTACATCCGCGGCACGCTCGTGTGCCCGCTCGATGATCGCGTGACCGACCTCGACCCGCAGGCGGGCGACATCTGGATCACTGTGACACTCACGCGCTCGTTCGGCCGCACCGACCGCATTCGCGATCTCAGTCTCCGCTACGCCGGCAAGCGCCTCGCCGACATCACCGCGCAGTTCGCCGGCAAGACCATCGCCGCGATCACCCGCAGCCTGTACCACGACTACGAGAACGACGGTGTGAACCGTCACGACGACGTACGCACCTTCCGTCTTATGCTCCGCGAGATCCAGACCGACAAGGCAGCCGCCACCGTTCAGCTCAGCCTTGCATCCGGTGAGGCCCGCCTCACGGACTGGAATCACATGTCTCCCGTCGCGACTCGATGGGCCGGGGCGAACCTTGCAGCGAAGATCGAGAACATGCTCGCCCTCGCCGGATTCACCAGCGGGCTCGCATCGAAGCCGGCTACCACGCCGACAGATGCGCAGATCGGAGATGAGGCGCTCCGGGCTCCGGGTCAATCCGCGCTCGAGTGGCTGCAACAGCTCACTCGTAAGCACGATCTCATGTGCTGGTGCGATGAAGACGGGCTATGGCGTCTCGCCCCAAATCGTCTCCGCTCGACTGTCCGCGCGGTGACCTCGGTGGGCGACGAGCGCACGGTCGGAAACGTCGTGCAGAAGGTCTCTCGCGACGAGGGCTGGGTGACCGCGGTGATGCTCATCTACACATGGAACGGCGTCACGCAGTACGACTTTGCGACGACCTACGCGCCCAACCCTGAGAGGGCGAAGATCATCCGCTACGAGGCACCGTTTCCCGGCACCGGCCGCGCGGCGCGGATGCTGGCGCAACTGCGAAAGCGCGGCAAGTCACTCACGATTACGGCCGTGACAGATCCGAGGATCACACCGGGCGAAGTCGTCAATGTCACCACCGCATCCGGCACCCAATCCGGTCGCGCCGCGTCTGTGCAATGGCAGCTCGCGGCGGACGAAATGACCATCACTCTACGAGAGGTTGCCTGACATGGGCTACTACACCGGCGACGGCTTCTACGTCTATGAAGAGGCCGACATCGCAGACCCCGGCGCGGGATTCTCCGAGCTGCTCAACAAGGCCACGCAGGCTCTACCAGCGGCGATCCGCGCGCGGGTCATCGCTGAGCTCGCCGCAGACCCGACGATCATCGCCGCGATGGAAGCCGGTGCCGAGAACGCGATCGCGACGAAGCTCGCGCTTGCGAAGTGCGTGCACCTCGAATCGGGCAAGTGGGTGTGGGACGGCCCCAACGGCTCGCTCGCCACGCACTATCTGCTCCCCGACCACACGGGCTCTCTCGTCGCCCGCCCGACCCCATTCCCTGTCCCTTCGGCGACCTCGCCGGCACTCACCTGGTAGGAGACCAACGATCATGGCAAGCACACCTGAAACCACCCTCATCTCCCGCGCCGAGATCACCTCTGCCGCGACCCCGGCGACGAACCGCAAGCTCCTCACCCTCGACGGACTCGCCCTCGACATCGGTGACACCGGGCCGCGCGACATCTCCGCGAATCTGCTTCTCACCTACATCACGTCCGCGCGACTCATCCTCGCCCGCGAGAACGGCTTCGTCGCCCTGCATGGCGTCGATGTCCTCATCAAGGCCGGGGCACCGTCGAGTATCGTCCTGCAGAACCAGGCCCGCTCCAACCAGGGCATGTTCAACCCGCCCTACATGGCGACCGGCCGAGCCGTCGCCACCTCCGGATCGGGAACCACCAGCGGCGGTGCCGGTGCCGACGTGGTCGTCAACAACCAGCTCGGCATCGTCATGCACGGCGTTACCCCCGGCGTGACCTACCAGTTCTCCGTCCTCTGGAAGACCGATGTCCTCTGGGGCGCAGCACTTCCCGGCGTCGTCGACGGCCAGCCGATTGGGGTGTGACCATGCCGACCGCAGTTCTCACCGCATCCGACACCGGTCGACCGGCAGGCAACTACGTCGTTACCGAGGGCACGGCCGGGATACTCGACCGCTCCTATGCCACCTCCTCGACGCGCGGAGCGCACATCGGCGGCGACTCCCACATGGCGAACTGGGCGCCCTACGCGGCCGCGCTGGGAACGATGCTCGGGCGTCCCGTCGCCGTCGACGGTATCGGCGGTCAGCAGTCCGTCGACATCGCCGCTCGACTCGGAGGCATGCCGCCCCTCGTGACCGTCGCGGGTGGCTTCATCCCGACATCCGGCGCGGTCGCCGTCACGATCGCGGGCGGCATCCGTCCGCTCAGGTCGTCCGGGTCGCTCTCGCGGCCGGCGATCCTCGGTGGCGTCGGCGGTGCACTCGCGACCGGCGACGGTGGCGTGACGTACACGTTCACTCGCTCGGCGTCGGGTTACGCGGTGCCGATCCCGGCCACGGGATCGCCTCTCGTGATGGGCGTCGAGCACCGCGACGAGCTGCAGATCTTCTCCGCGCCGCGAAACGACATCGGCAGGAGCACCGCTGACACCCTCTACCGGGCCACCATCCCTGAGATCGTCGCGCGATACGAGGCCATGATCGCATGGCGGGCACCGTCCGGGCGCTTCCTCATGCTGTCGATGCTGCCCTGGTCCGATGAGACGCCCGAGGGAACCGCCGCCCGTCTCGCTACCGACGCCGTTCTCCGCGACCTCTGCCCGCAGCAGTGGCTCGACTGGGCGGCATGGCTTCGCACCGACGCTGCATTCGCCTCGGTAGGCGCAACGAAGACGACGCAGGACTCCGCTGGAATCGCCGCAGGATTCACGCCGCCCACGTTCCTCGTCGACGCCGGTCACCTGAACGCGACCGGCTACGCCGCCGCGAACGTGCTCGTCGCGCCTTCCGTGCTGGCGAGAGGTTGGTGAGAGATGCCAATGCTCTGGCCGAACGGCTCGGCAGCTCGCCCCCCAGTCACATCGCCGTATGGCCCTCGTCGGGCGCCCGTCGCCGGCGCATCAACGTTCCACCGCGGAACTGATTTCGTCGGCTTCACCCGCGTGCGCGCGATCGCCGATGGCATCGTGGTTGCCGTCGGCACGCCAGGCGGATGGGCCGGCGGCGGCACGCAGGTCTGGATTCAGCACGCGGGATTCCTCTCGCGATCTATGCACATGGTCAAGGGCTCTCCGGTCGTGCGCGTCGGGCAGCGCGTGCTCGCCGGCGAAGACCTTGGGCAGATGGGTCGAACCGGCAACGTTTCCGGCGTCCACCTACATCTGGAGATCGTCGTCAACGGCGTCCAGGTCGATCCCGTTCCGTTCATCTCTAACCGACTGAGCGTCCCTGCCGCCGGCGGCCCGACCCCCACCCCTGTCCCCAAGGAGGACGACGACATGATCGCACTACTCATCGACGGCCAGCACAAGTGCACGATCGCCCCCGCCGTGTTCAGTCACATGATCGAGTCGGACGACCCCGACCGCATCAAGAACATCGTGACAGCGGAAGACATCTACGTGCCGACCACGCTCGCCGAACTTCCGGTGCTCCTCGCTCGCCACGGCATCGACCTGCACATCTGGGATGTTCGCGGCGGCAAGTTCGTCGTGCTGAACCCGCTCGACGGCTCGGTTCGCGAGGGCAACACATGGTCGGCATGGAACGCGATTCGATCCTCGGTCGCCGCAGTCAAGGTCACGTCGGATCAGACGCGGGAGTACGTCGAGCAGCTCGCCGAGGCGGCGGCGGGATGAATGAGAGCGACACCGACCTCAGGATCAGCGTCGCTCGCATCGAGGGCATGCTCACCGCGACTCTCGCGCGGCACGATCAGCGCTTGGATCAGCACGAGGGCACCCTGACCCAGCACGAGGTTCGCCTCAACGACAAGGGCAAGACTCTCGCCCGCCACGACGAACGAATCAACGACCTCGAGGAAGACAGTGCCGCGCAGTGGGGGAGAGTCATGGGCGTTCTCGCTCTCCTCGTCAGCATCGGGGTCGCCCTCTGGAACATCATCACCCCCTGAAAGGAAAAGACCATGACACCTCAGACCCGCGCAGACCGCCGCGCCGCGCTCGTTGCTGCCGGCGCGATCGCCGATGACGACGGCCTGCACACCACAGACCTCACCGCTGATGACTACCGGCCGACTGTGCCCGTGACCGTCCGAGATGCCGTGTACTGGACGACCCTCGGAACCGCGGCCGCCTCGGCGCTCGCGTCCGGTGTCGCCGGCATCTGGTTCCCCGACATCGCTGGGCAGGTGCTCGCCACGGGCGGAGTCGCCACGACCGTCATGGGCATCATTGGCGGTGGCGTCGGTGTCGTCTACCGGCCCGGCGCGAGCCTCTAGTCGAGCCCGCAAGCCTCCGAGGCCTCGCGCAGACCTTCCATCGTGAAGCCCTCTGTCTCGTTCGCCGGCTTGTCGAGCGGGTAGCCGCGCTCCGCCATGCACGCGGCTACCCGCTCCTCCTCAGTGGGAGTGTTCACCGAGTTGAGGATCAGGATGCCGACGACGAGAACGGCGGCGAGCAGAACGCCCATCGCCGCACCGACCGCGACAACGATCTTGGTCTGCTTGGTCATGCCGCGAGCTTAGCGGCACCTCTCCCGGATCGAGCCGGCACCTCGCGCGGCGTGAGCGTGCGGATACCGTCGTCCTTCCGGCGCTCGCTGACCTGCGTGTAGATCTGCGTGGTGGACAGGTTCTCGTGCGCAAGCAGCTCCTGCACCACTCGGATGTCGACGCCCTCCTCTACGAGATCGCAGCCGAACGAGTGTCGGAGAGAGTGCGGCGTGAGCTTGTCGTCGGTGATGCCGGCGCGCTTCTTGGCTTTGGTGATGAGATCGGTCACCGACGTGGAGTGGATGTGCCCGCCTCGCCCCTGGCGGGCCGGAAACCAGTAGTCGTCCAGCGGCATCGTGAGCGCGAGCGCGGCGATCACCGGGTGCAGCGGAAGCCGCACTTCCTTTCGGCCTTTCACGACGGTTCGGATGCGGTTGCTGAGCATGTCGATGTCATGGCCGTGCACGGGTGCGATCGAGGACACCCGGAAGCCTTGGTAGTACCCGAGCAGGATCATCGCTCGAGTCTTCGTGTAGGTGCCGGCGGCGAGCATGGCATCGATCTGCTCGGCGCTGAACGGCCGAGGCTTGCCCTTCGGTACGCGCACGACGGGCAGCTTCGTCGCCGGGTTGTCGGGACGGATGCCCTCGTCGTGCAGGAACGTGTAGAACGCGGTCAGAGCGCCGCGCTCAGTGCGGCGCGTTCCGGCGCTCACGGCATCGTCGCGGCCGATGTACCGGCGCAGCGTGAAGATGTCGGCATCGACGAGTGATCCCGTCTTGCGCGCGAACGTGCCGAGTATGCTCGTCCGATTGCGGATCGTCGTGGATGCGAGATTCTGCGCCCGCTGGTAATCGACGAACATTTCCAGGGCAGCGGCGTCCTGATAGTGCAT